CATGATTTTGAAGAATTGCAATATGAAAATTAAATCAAATGAATATGTTTGCTTAATGACATATTTGGCTGCAAAACCTTATTTAAAAGAATTTAGAACTGCTATTGATATTGGTTGTAGAGATGGCGATTTTAGTAGACCTATGTCAGAGGATTTTACTAAAGTTGAAGCATTTGATTATAGAAAAAGACCAGGTTTTGATACAATGCGTAATGTGACACATAGAGAAATTGCATTAGGTGATGAAGAAAAACAAGTAAAGGCATATTCAGGTGTCATTACAGATAAACCTAGAAAAGAAGCAAAAGAAAAAATAGTACAACAAAAGACCTTAGATAGTTTTAATTTTAAAATGGTCGACCTAATTAAGATTGATGTAGAAGGCCATGAATTTAGAGTTTTAAAAGGTGGTGAAAATACTATCAATAAATATTCACCTATTATTATCATTGAAGACAATGGTAGTGATGAAAAATGGGGAAAAGAAACTGGCGCCATTGATTTATTAAAAGAAATGGGTTATGAAATTAAAGCAGAATATAAAAACGATTTAATATTAGTGAGGAAAATATGACGGAACAAGAACTATTAAGTGAGATTAAACGATTAGAAGGTGAATATATGCAACCTCAATCTTTTAAACAATATAAAAACTACTGGCTGCCAGAAAGTGTGGTCAAAGATAGTACAAATGTATTATCATTAGGTGTACATAGAGATGTGGGTTGGGAACAGGCCATGTTAAAAGACAATCCTGATATGAATATACATTTATATGACCCTACACCAGATAGTGTGAAACTATTTGAAACAAACTTTCCTGGTAAAGACAGAATGACATTTCATCAACTAGCATATGCTGGTGAGAATGGCAGTATGAACTTTTATTATGATAGAAGTGACTTATCAAAATGTTATTCACTTATACCGTTACCACAGTTTGGTGAAGACCCAGCACATATCACAGTAGAAACAAAAAATCTACAAACGATTATGGCTGATGATATGCCTAATCCTGATATTATCAAAGCAGATATTGAGGGTGTATGGTGGGATTTCTGTAGAGAGATTATTGACCAAGACATACAATTCAAAGCATTTCTAATTGAGTTTGAAGTCAAGTTAATTGACAACGAAGAAAGCTTAAAACAATATGAAGACTTGTTAAAAGAGTTTAAAAATGGTCCTTATGAGATTTATTTAAATAGACCAAGAAACAAGTGTTTATCTGAAGCTGTAATAATTAGGGTTTAATAGTGAAAATCAACTTCTTTTTAAAATCCACACCATTAGCATATCAAAGACAAATATTACTTGACTTTGCAGATAAAGTTGGTGGCAATTGTATAAAATCCGATGGATATGAGGAATGTGATATAGCCGTTATATTTGGTTCGTGGAAGAAATCACCTAAAAAGAAGTGGAAACTAATGTTGCAACATCATTTTACAAAAGTTAATGTTGTAGAAAATCATAGAGATAAACCATTAATTGTAATTGAAACACCATTATTAGGTAGAACTATAACAGATAAACATGAGTATCATAGAGTTGGATTAAACCATTTTATGAGAGGTCTTGCTGACTTCAAAAATGAAAACAGTCCGTCAGATAGATTTGAAAAACTAGGTTTAAAAATTAAACCATGGAGAAAGAAAGGTGACCATGTATTAATAGTAGGTCAAAATATGAATGACGCCTCATTATTTGGTATTGATTTTTCATGGTGGGTAAAAAATACTATTCAACATTTAAGAAGACATACAAATAGACCTATAGTTTTCAGAGACCATCCTGAAAACAAAGACCTAATGAAAAATTTGATAGATACTTATAAGTGGTGTAATGTATCTTATAGTAATGAGGGTACAATTAATAGTGATTTAAAAAAAGCACATTGCACCGTAGCATATACAAGTGGTTCTACTATTGATTCTATATTAGCAGGTGTGCCTGTAATACCATGTAGTGAATGTAATTTTGTATGGCCTATATCTAGTCATCAATTATCAGATATTGAAAATCCTAAACTTGGCGAAAGAGAACAATTATTATATGACCTAGCGTATGCTCAATGGTCAGTAGAAGAAATTAAACAAGGTAAACCATGGCAACACTTAATATCAAAGTAATAACAACTTACAATAATAAACTATACAAAGAGTACGCTCATAGGTTTAAAGAGACCTATAACTGGCCATTTCGTTTGAAAATCTACAATGAAGATGAATGTATGATGAAAGCCATACCAGAACTTAAAGAGTTTGTAGATAGAAACAAAGATAGACAACCATACTCAGATTATAAAGTAAAAGGTAAAGAGTTTCTTACAGATGGTGTCCGTTTTAGTTACAAAGTATATGCATATTGTCATGCCATTATAAACGAAGATGTTGATGGTATAATTTGTATTGACGCTGATAGTGTATTTCATAAACCAATTGATGAAGATTGGATTAAGAAACATATACATAGAGATGATTGTATGATGACATACCTAGGCAGAGGTGACCATTATAGTGAATGTGGTTTCTTATACTTTAATTTAAAACATCCAGTTATTCAATCGTATGCACACAGAATGAAATCATTGTATGATACAGACGGCATATATGACCTTAAAGAACAACATGATAGTTTTGTATGGGATTATGTAAGAAAAGAATTTGAGAACAGAGGTACGAGAAATCACAACATTGGTGACGGTAAACCAGGTCATGTTCAAGCAAGGTCAATATTAGGTCCTGTTTATGACCATACAAAAGGTAACAGAAAATTAAAAGGGCGTAGTCCGGAGGCAAGAGTATGATAGATGTTTTTATAGGTTATGATGAGGGCGAAAAGGTTGCCTTTCATATATTGGCTGAGAGTATAAGAAGAAACTCTAGTCAACCAGTTTCAATCACACCATTGTGTTTGAGTAATATACCAGAATTTACAAGAGAGAAACAAGAAAACCAATCTACAGATTTTGCATTTAGTAGATTTATGGTACCAAGTTTAAGAAAGTATGAAGGTTTTTCTATTTTTATGGACTGTGATATGATGTTTAGAGGAGATATTGCAGAGTTGTGGGAAAAAAGAAACTACATCTATTCTGTTATGTGTTGTAAACATGATTATGAACCTAAACAAGATAAGTTTAGAGGTGCAAAAAACGAAAAGTTTGAAAAGAAAAACTGGTCTAGTATGATGATTATGAATAATAGTCTATGTAGTAGATTAACACCTGAGTATGTAAACTCAGCTTCAGGTTTAGAACTACATCAATTTAAATGGTTGCCAAATGAAGACGCTATTGGTTCATTAGATTTAGAATGGAACTGGTTAGTTGGTGAATACGACTATAATCCAAACGCAAAGAATGTACATTGGACATTAGGTGGTCCTTATTTTATGGATTATAACGAAAGTGAATATTCAAATGAATGGTTTAATTTATATGCTAACACAATGAAGATAAACCTATAGATGATTATTACACACAAATTACCATGGGATAAATGTCTATCACACCAAATCTGGCCAGCAATAGAAAAAGGTTGGAAAGATGAGGGTAAAGAAGTACATTTTTTCTGGGGATTAGCAGGACATAATATATCTCAAATCAGAGATTGTATAGAAAAAAACATTGAATGGTGGTATGTTGATGTAGGTTATTTAACTGAACAGATTACAAGATATCCTACACCAATTATTAATGATTATGATAAGACATATTTTAGAATTTGCAAAGGCAATCTTCACACTATAAAAATGCATGGTGTGTCACCTGATAGATTTAATATATTAGAGAAACAAGGTATAGATGTAGAGTTTAAAGGTTGGAGAGATAGTGGTGATTATATATTATTATGTCCTTCATCTCCTACTGTTACCATGCATATAAACGCTATCTCACAAGAAGAATGGATTAACCAAGTTAGTGCAGAGATAAAAACATATACTGATATGCCAATTAAACTAAGAAATAAACCAAGACCTGGAAACGAATGGTGGAATACTGATATAAAAGATGATTTGAAAAACGCAAATTGTGTGGTCACAAATATGTCATTATCAGCAGTAGATGGTTTACTAAATATGACACCAGCATTTACTCATCAAAGACATGTTGCTTCATTTGTGACAAGTCGTAAAATTAATAAGGTTGAAAAACCTTTTAAACCTGGACGGAAGACGGTGCAAGAATGGCTAAACATGATAGCAAATCACCAGTTTACAATACAAGAAATAGAAGATGGCTTGGCTTTCGATATTTTAAAGGTGCAGTACCAGAACGCTGGCTAGGATTTGCATTGGCAATGGCCTCTGTTTTTATCCTATCAAGTGCTAATGTTTCTACTCAATGGGTTGGTTGGCTCTTTAGTGCTATTGCATGTGTAATGTGGGTCTACTTTGGTTATAAAGACAGAGATTGGCCTAGAGCTTTGATGGAACTTATGTATTTAATTTTTAGTATGAGGGCAATGTACAATTGGTTAGTGATATGAAATATAATTTTGTTTGTGTTTGTTATGGTGATAAGTATGCCGTAGAGTATGTACAAAAACTCTACAATATGGTGAAAAGAAACACCACACTCCCTATAAACTTTGTTGTATTCACCGACCATGTTAAAATGCATAAGATGGTTGAAGGTGATATTGATATAAGAAAGTTTCCCGAAAACGATTTACAAGGTTGGTGGAATAAACTACAACTATTTCATCCAGAAACATATTTACCAGGTATTACATTATACATGGACTTAGATGTTGTTATCACAGGCAACATAGACTGTTTTTACAGTCACGAAAGACAATCAGATTTTTGTGGTATGAATGATTTTAATCCACAAAGTGGTGTTTGGAACTCTAGTATTATGAAATTCAAACAGAACACCCTTCACGGTCGAATTTGGCATAAATTCATGTCCAATAGACCAGAATACCTAAGAAAATTTCCAGGCGACCAGAACCTCATATCAGACTTTCTATTAAATACACCAGGTACTTCATCTTTTCCTAATTCGTGGACACAATCATATAAATGGTATGACCGAAGTGGTACTAGATACTCTAAACAAGACTGGACATATGAACATAATGGCGAATCGTTGGTAACCGTGTTTCACGGACAGCCAAATCCACACGAATCCGACATGGAATGGATAAAAAATGCTTGGAAATAACAAGTATTTTGTGTCGCAGCTCTAAAACCCTTACCAGGTAACAAAAAAAACTTTAAAAAAAGCGAAATAACGCTTGCTTTCTGTGTGGAAACCTGTATAATGGACACATAATGAAAACAAAGGACAATACACTATGACTAAAAAAAACAACTACTTTAATACAATCAATAAAATTGATAGTAAATTATATGAAATCAATAAAATTATCAAAGATTATGATTCGTCTATTGTGACACACGATTTATTAAATGATGTTATAGATATGATTGAAAAAAATATATCATTTCAGAAAAAATACAAAGACTTCAAATTTGAAAGATATAGTTTAATATCAAATAACATATAATTAAGAAAGAAAAACACTATGATACACTATAATATAAAACTTGATTTAGAGTTAGATAATAAAGACTATTATTATCATGTAAAAAAGAATAAGAATGGTCACCTTGTAAGACAAAAAATCTATAAAAAGAGTAAAGACGCAATCTTTAAAACTACTGACCTGTCTGTTGCGAATAATATGACAAGTGAAATTGACCTTGATAGTATCGTTGCAAAAAATCAGATAAAAGAGAAAATCACCCAAGCTCTTACTTATTTAACACCTAAAGAAGAAAGAGTCATAAGAATGAGATTTGGTATTGGTTTGAATACTGACTATACCTTAGAAGAAGTTGGTCTAGTGTTTAGTGTAACAAGAGAGCGTATAGTGCAAATTGAAGCAAAAGCATTAAGAAAGTTGAAACACCCTAATAGAACAAAACATTTAAAAGAACTGTTAGTTGCATAGATGATTAAAACCAGTACAAAACCAGAACAAAATAATTCAAAAAAAGTGAAAATAAAGCTTGCTTTCTGTGTGGAAACCTGTATAATGGACACATAATGATTAGAGATTACAACGAAAAGAAACAAAAAGTTTTGTCAGAAAGACTTAAAAAAAGAGTTGCCAAAGCGAAAAAAGTATGTTATAGTATAGACAATAACATGCTAAATTTATTATTAATAACACTAACAAAGGAAACACACTATGTCAAAAACTAAAAACTACTATTGGGACGAAGCAGAAAAAGCTGTTGATAAAATTATCAGCAATCTTAAAAACCAACTGATTACTGAATCAACTGCTATTAAAGAAATCTTAGATGTTGAAGCAGTTGCACTATTAGATATAGATGAATTCAATGTTGAAGAATTTATCGAAAGCGAATT